CCCTTTTCCCTTATCTCTAGGGTTGTCTGGTTGCCCAAATAATTCTTTTTGACAGATATCACGGGTTGTTTCATTACTAGCCCCACATACCCAAGCCTTTATCGGCTCTTTATATCTTTTGCCTTTCCACCACTTAGGATAAAGACCTGTTAAGTGGATAGCCATCTCCATAGCCCCTACATAGGACTTGCCCACCCTGTTCGCTGCCATCAACAACCTTTGGTTCGCCTCTGATCCACTTTCATGGAATCTAGCTTGGAACCTATAAGGTGTGTAGTAGTTTAATCTATTGGTCTGTTGGCGAGTCTTTAGAGTGGATATTATTTCTTCTATTCTTTGATTTTCAGTAGACATAGTTATCCAATTCCAAGTCTACTCTTTTTTTTTCTAAAAACAACTATAAATATACTATATCTTGTTACGACTGTGATTAATAACACAAGATGTAGTGTTATCATATATATACTGTATTTTACCCAAGAGAATATGGAGAGAACTATATATATATCTGACTAGGCGTATGGGGGGTTGCCTGTTGTTGTGTAGAAATCTTATATTGGTTTATTAGTGGATTATTATATTGTCTGTATGGTCTTTTATGGATAGTAATAATATATATGATAGTAAAGTACCATAGATTTTATTTCATGTGATAGTGTGCATATAGGAACGATTATCAAGCATGTAAGATAATTCTAGAATCAATCCATAAAGACAAATGACATATATAATATATTGCTCTATACCCTTGTATTGCTTATTAGTAGATCAATAGCCCTTGATTAAAGGATTTTCGGCAATTTATGATCATAGATTTATGATCTGATTTAGTTCGTAATCTTTACTTTACCAGACAATAAAAAAGGCTCAGTTAAGAGCCTTTGATATATTATTTAGATCGTATTTTTAGCTGATAACAAATTCTAAATCATCAGCAATAGATTTTTTAGCAACCTCATCAGAGCATACTACTTTACGCTCTTCTAAGGTATACCACTCATTTTCAGGAATAAATCCACTAGTTGCTATTTTTTCAGCATCTTTTAAATTATTCGCTTTAACTAATACTTCAACAGTTTTAATTTTATCTAATGTTATTTTGTAATATTTAGCCATTTCTACCTCTTTATATTGTTATTCGCACTTATTGTGCTGTTAGTTTTTTATGGATCTAACAACCATGAATTATTATAATCATATATTCAGATACAATGCAAATAAAAAAGCCTAGTTTTTAGGCTAGGCTTTCATTACTTATGCAATACTATTTATTTATTAGTATCTATTATGATTTGCTTAACTATATATTGATAGTCATAAACTTCGGACTTATTCGCATGATCGCAAAATTGATCTGCTAATTCCTCACTATCAAATATATGTTTTTTATTACAATCAATGCTAGTTATTCTAAATAGATCATTATTAGTAGAGTAATCTATTCTTAATACTGCATATTTAACTAGTTTTTCATTACTACTAGTAAGATTTTTTATTTTATTCAACATATTGTAGAATTAATTATATATGAATATATGACAATGTAAACATAAAAAAGCCACTATTTTCATAATGGCTCTTTATTATGTGGTTATTATCTAATATCTAGTTATTATTAATATAGTTATACAAATTAGTGGAATAGTTAAGAGCCACTTGCAAAAGCTTATTTCATTCTCATTTATTGTCTTCATGTATACTGCCATTCCATAAAGGAATAAACCTAGTACAAGAATGAAAGTAAATGCCCATATTTCTAATATTATGTCGTAATTATTCATTATTTAGCCCTCTTATTTTGTTTCTAGTTCATTAGTTATTGGATTAAAGTATCTAACAGTTTCTCCTGTATATTTTCCTTGATTGTCATATCTAGGTGCCGTTATTGTATATTTTCCCTCATGTTTTGAAAAAACTTTAAAATCTCTTAATGTTTGATTAAAAAACCTCATTGTGTTTTTGCTAAAAAAATATGGTGCTGATTTTTCTGTTAGTCTTTTTATTTCATATATTGTTGGTTTTTTCATTATTTACTCCTTTAGTTATTAATTGATAATTGATGTAAGTTAATGTGTCTCTATCTATTTTATATTTAATTGGATCATGGCTTTTTGTAAATGGCTCATTATTCGCAATTTCTAATATAAGATATTCTTTTATATTGTCTATATTCATGCTGATTTATCCTGATACATTTCTCTGATATCTTCATCATTATAATAATCAAGTGAATAATTAAGAAACATATCCCAATCAACCTTGAAAAATTTATAATCAGTTAATCCACCTCTAGCATCAGCCCCATTATGTATTGATAATGCAATAATATTATTATCATAAAAGTCATCAGCATATAAAAATTGAATATCCTGAGACAAAACAGTCTCATCATTATATGTATAAATACAATTAATTTTACTTTCTGGATATATAAATTTTTGCATAAAATGTTCTACATCATGCCAAGAATTTTCTCTACCCTCTGAGTTGTCCATATAATGATATTTATCTTTATTTATCCAATCTGTAAGCTTTTTATTTACATTTGGTAAGTATTCGCATGATTCGGTTAAATGGTGAAATAAAGATTTTTCAGGATAATCATCTTTATAAGATATATATTTATCATTCTGAAAGTCTTTTAATGTTCTTTTTTGGTTAATCTGCCAATTTCTCCCATCTTTACCACCACTATCTAACATGTGTATGCCTGTGTTTTCTGTTAGCATTTCATATATAATATTTTCTATATTCACAATATAACCTCTAATTATTTATTAATTACCTATTAGATTATCATATATTCATATACAGACAAGTTTATTTTAATTTATTTAATTAATTGATTATTCTTTAATTTTGAAGATATTATGCTAGATAGATTGAATTACTTCTTGGATTGACTACTTGGATTGAATATTATTTGGCGATATTTGGCTATATCTGGCTTGATTGAATGAACGACTAGGATTGACTGATTGAATAGACCTTTTACTAAATCAAACGACTTTCTATATAACTCAAAACAAATTTTTCTTTATCTTCTTCTGTAAAGACAATAGAATCTAAGCCATATTTATGCCTGATCTGTTGTATTTCATGGCAATAGTTAGCCCATTCTTCATTGATTGAATCGGAATTGTCCTCTAGGAATTGGTTTGAATGGCTCATGCTTTTTTCTCCTTATCTTCTTTGGAGTAGTCATGTTCTTTGCCCTGATAATCTTCTATTATATCGCCTGTTTCTGAGTTTTTTCTATATACATCATAGTAGCCACAATCATCACAACCCATAATATGTCCTACCTCATCATCATTAAATGTTTCTTGGTACGCATTGTATGAGCCACATTCTGTGCAACACCACTCGCCTGTCATACTACTCATTATCTTTCTCCAATATCTCTACATCAAAATCGCCTAAAAAGTCAGTAGCTATTGCTATGGCATTTTCTATGTAATCATCATTGTTCTTTACTTCAACATCTTTATAAACTCTTACAAATATATTTTCTTTACTCATTTTATCCTCACTCTTGTTGAATATTCTATCCCACCCCTCGTTAAAGGTTTTTTGGTTTGTTATGCGAGATTTCGAGCCTTTTGACATTTACTTATCCTAGCTTTTGCCCCATTTCTAACACTTCGAGTGTTAATTTCTGGCTCATATAATCAGTAATGTTAAAATGGTCTTGTATTTTTTTTTCAACATCCCACTTGTCAATTAATGATATAAAACCCCTTTTCTTTTTCTTCACTATTTTAGTAAATTCATTAAATATAAATTCTGTTATTAAATACCTATTTTTTATGTTCACTCTTGTTTTCATTTACTTATCCTCTTTTAATTTATTGTCTCTTTCTTGTTTAGAATTAAACCAATATTCTTCTATATTGTCATCATTGCTTACAACATATAGACCGAATCTATGGTTTGGATATTTTTCAATGTGTTCATTGTCAAATTCATCTCGCCATTCTATACTTTCGTATGTTTTGGGTAGATCGTGATTTACCTGAATATTATTTTTATATATTATTACTCTCATTTAATTATCCTCTGCTCGTAATTCCATATTTCTCCCCACTCAATATGGTTATCAGGTACTTGATAGTTATAACCACAAACTCCTGATATTTTTTGTACCTCTTTCCCATGCTTTTCAAAATAACTAGCTATCTCATCATCTGACCAATTATCAAATTCATAATCATTCTTTTTTACTTCATCAGGAATGTCTTTGTCATCTAGTTCATAACAAATACTCTGAAATGTGTTTACTGTTAGTTTCATTTACTTATCCTCACTTTAGTTTACTGTTAAAGTTATTGTATCTTCTTCTACTGTTCCACCACCATAAGTGCTAAAACAAACATTGATATTGGGATCTACTTTTTTTATTGCCATTTCAATATAATCTAGTAGCTCGTCCCACCCCAAATAAAGTTGTCCGTAATGATGAACAAAGCGATGAGTTTTATTATCTTTGTTTATAATTATCCATAAACCCTCTCTATCAAAAACATAACCCCCTTTGATTTCCATGCTATGAATTAACTCATCAACCAAATCAATACCGAATAAAAAGTTTGATTCCATACTAGCTTCTTGACCAATATGATATTCACTACTACCTATTGTTTTTGTTTTCATTTACTTTCCTCACTCTAGTTAGTGGTAGATAGGGGAAAAGTGGTACTTACTGCTTTTACATTCCCTCTCGGCATTTCTGCCACCAACACTATCTACCTTATAACAGGAAAATTAGCCATTAATAAACCTGTTATGAATAACATTATATGAATATATGATACAGGTCAAGTATTGTTTTGTAATAATCTTTCTACTTCTTTATCACATTTTCTTTTATCTTTGTCAGATAGCATAGAATATGCGACTTTTCCTCTTAGATTTTGAGCTTTTGATCGCAAACGAGCCTGTTCTTTATTCTTTTCATAGTATCTTTTTTGTATCTTGGCTATTGCCTGTGGGTTTCTCTCCACCCATGACTGCTTAGTTACCATGTTTATCTCCTAAAATGGTATGTCTTCATTTTTTGTTTCTGCGATTATTTCTTCCTCAGTTATGCCCTCTTTGGCTTTGCGATAAGCTGATAAATGCTTACTAGGTACGCTTTCACCGACTGACTGATAAGATTTTCCCTCTGGCTTTCTTCTTGGCTCATCATCTGATAATTTAAGTTTGAAATAATCTCCACCAGATTTAGTTTGGTTTTTCCAACATGCAACTTGGTAGGTTTTGCCCTCTACAACTAACTTGCCTGTAAAGTCTGGGTGTTGATCTCTCTCTTTGTAGCTATTTTGAAATAAGCTACCCTCTTTCTCTTTGTGTTTAAACTCTGTCATTTTTCTACCTCTTGGATTAGATTGAATAGTTTACTATCTACATCAAATTTTTTAATCTTCTCTGTAAATTCTTTTTCTGATATTAAATGCTCTGCATATGATTCCAGATGTTCTATTAAGTATTTTTCATACTCTGGGTTAGGTAATATCTCGTATATTTGAACAAAACTTTCTGCCCAATTAACAAAATGTGTCCTTTGAATAGGGTATCTCAGCATTTTTAAGACCATTTGCTGACCATAAATTTGAGAAACATACTTTTCTATAATCTGCTCTAAGTTATAGCCCTTACCCATTCCACCTGCTTTGCACTCTCCTATTGTAGTAAAGTCATCACAAATAAAATCAGGTGTAGATGAAATACTGATAAAGCCATTGTCTATCTGTGTCCAATTATGAACTTCAAAAGATTTCTGATTATCTAGTATGAAATTAAAGTCTTTTCCTTTGAATTTTCTATAATTTGCATAAGATTTTAGGGCGTGAATTTCATGTTCGCTACCATATATACCAAACGGAATAACAAAATCTGCTACCTCTATCGGTACTTCGGTAATATCAGAGTTTAACATGGTGTTTCTCTTAGTAAGCCCTTGTGTACCTTTGATGTATTTGTTAAATCCTAAATAGTTAATAAATTGGCTAGATGATAGATTATAATATTTACCCATCATGGCTATCTAAGTCTTGCTCTGACTTGCCTTTTTTGTTAACATTTTTGTCGTTTGTTTTTGTCTCTATCTCGGCATCAGAATAGAAAAGATCGTAAGCATCTATCAGTTTTAATACTGCTCTGTCATATCCTCTCTTTTCTGCCATAGCATAGTAATAGTTTGACATACAGTTTTGTGGACTTGCTTCACCATAAGATTCAATAGTGATATCACCTCTGGTAGCGATACATTTGATCGCCACACAGACATCATATCTGCTTTCTACATCTTGATACTTACAAGTAATCCCCTCGATTCCTGCAACTTTTTCGACTGCTTCGTGAGTGATTAGCCATTCACCACTCTGTTTATGTTTCCAATAAGAATCTCTACTCAAGCCATACTTTTCAGCAAATAACTCTCTTTCGCTTTTTTCTTCCATAATATTTACCTCACTAAATATTTGTTCAATATCTAACAATAGCAAATAGAACAGTCTTTGTATATATATTTTATATATTTATATTTGATATCTTGTAATTATTAATAAAAACAAAACAAACAAAAGAAACTATATATATTATATAGCAAAGAAAAATCTAATTAATATCACATATTATAGTAAAATTATAGTTTTATTTTAGTGAAAAATATGTTTATAATCTGTTAAGAGGTAAAATTATATGAAATTAGGGGATGAACAATTAGAAAAGATGATACATGAAATCTCTACTATGGGTAGCAAATTGGCTAAAGCTGAAGCTACTTATGAAAGATTAGTGTATGAAATGAAACATGAAAAGGATTTGGCATTTATCAACCTTAAAGATACCAAAATGACCTTAAAAGAGAAAGAAGCTATTGCTAATACTCAACCAGAGGTTTTTGGTTATTTCGATAAGATTGCTAAAGCTAAAGAGGAGTACCTGTCTTTAAGGCATAAGATAAAAGCTAGAGAGATATGGTGCGATATGTTCAGATCCTTGAACAGTTCTCGTAAAAGAGAGATGAAGTTTGTTCAGGATCTAGGTTAATTAACAATAGGAGAATAAAATGGAATGTTTAACTTGGAAACCTGAAGAACTAATAGCAGTTGCTTCTGCTCTTTTGAAGGATGATAAAAAAAACAATGAAAAAATATTTGAAAGAAAAGAGTCTCTCAATGATGAATTCTATACTTTCATAAGAGTATTATCTAATGAATATGAATATAGATATCAAAAAGAATGTAGTTATATAAGCGAAAACTTTCCAAACGGATTACATTTTGTATCAAAAAGAAACTTAGAGTATTTGGTTTTTGAGCTAGTGTATGGCTTTATTAAACCAGAAGAAATACGAAATAAAGTAAAAGAGGAGGTAGAAAGAATGTCTGATCCTGAAATTACTTTTAACGAAGCGATGAAAGCACAAAATGATGGAATGATGGAAACACTAAGTTTTTATTCAATTATGGGTGTTTTAGCGATGAAAATAAATGATGGTGAAATTGATATTCATGACTTCAAGATAGATAAAAATTTGCGTAAACATCTTAAAAAAATAATAAGCCACGATAAGTTTATGCACGAAAAACAAAGGAAAAAAATAGAGGAAGTACGAAATGAAAACTAACAATAGGAGAAGACTATGAGTGAAAGTCAGCAAAAAATAAAACTAAATAAATACTACAGGTCAGCATTAATTAATTTGTTTCTTATAGACTTCAAGGGAAGCCCCAATGAAGGAACGGGGGTAAAACTCTTATCAGATTTACACCCAAAATTAAAAGAAGATGACTACATTAAAGAAGCAATCAAACAAAGATATGACAATAATTATAAATGGTTTGATAAAGAGTTTAGTAGGCTAACCAATGCGGGTGGTTATGAAAAGTTTACAAGCAAGACAGACAAAAGAATATCTACAGTTGAGTTAGAAAAAATAGTAAATGAGATGATATAGGAGATAACAATGAGTGAGAGCCAACAAAAAATGATACTAGATATACTTTTAACAGGGCAAAGGATAACTGTTCTTCAGTTGTCTACTAAGCCTGTATACAGTATGTATGGTGGTAAAAGGATATCTGAACTAAAAGAAAAAGGTATAGATGTTAAAGACCATTGGGTAGATGCAGAAAATGGCAAGAGATATAAGGAATATTTCTTGCAAAAAGCTGAAATCAAAAGGTTAAAACGAGGTAAAAATGGGAAAAGTAAAAAGCGAGTTGCTTGATTGGGAAGCTAATTACGAAGAAGCTATGGACGATCCTGAGTCTATTGCTTTGTATTGGCAAAAATATAAAGAATGTATGGACAAACAACAAGAAGAAATACTTTTGAAAAAAATTAATAATTATAAAAAATATTTTTTAAAAAAAGAACATATTAAAAGAGGTAATAAAAAATGAGTATAGATGAAATGAACGGAATGATAAGAGGGTACAAACACATAAAAGATTTTTGCGAAGGTGGAAAGTTGTCATCAAATAAAAAAGATGGTGCTGTTCACGAAGGAGCAAAGGTAGTTTTTGATGGTTTAATTAGTCTTTGTAATAATAACATATCGAAAATTCAACAAAACATAGATGGTGAAATCGAAAGAATGCACGAAATGATGGAGGGTAAAAAAGATGATAGACAGGATAAACGAACTGATTGATGCTATACCAGATACAATTAAGATGATTATTATTATCAGTTTTATCTGTATTTTCTGGGATATTGTTCTTGGCTTATAGGAATAAGAAGTTACTAGAGTTATTGCGAGAACTTCCTTGCCAAAATTGTAACATTCAAAATGGTACTATCGTGGCATGTCATAGTAACCAAAGCAAACATGGTAAAGGGCTTGGTTTAAAAGCCCCTGATAGTCTTGTTGTCGCTTTGTGTCATACTTGCCACCATGAGCTAGATAACGGCAATAAACTTAGTAAAGAGGAGAGAAGACACCTCTGGGATCAAGCATACATAAAGACTATGCAATACTTAATAGAAAAGGAGTTACTAATAATCAATGAGAAGTAAAAAATTTAGAAGACTGGTTTGGTTGAATGGTGTTTATGATTACACTAACACAAAAATAAAAGGATATGCTCCTTATAAAAGATTTCCAAAATTTCATGGTCTTAGATATATGATTGGAACTGAAGATGTTTTGTCTAATCAGTATGAACAAGCAAAGTTTCAATTAACAAATGTTGGGTTTCATGTATCTTATTATGCAGATATGCCTGTTTATACATGGGATTATGATGAGGAAAGAGATGAATTTGAGGATTGTTATGATGAACATTCTTTTTCTACAATAAAAAAATTAAAGGTTGATTTAAAAAAACAACTCATAGATTCTTTTGTTAATAATTTAGAAAAGAACAAAAAAGATATTTACGAAGAATTAGAAGTTACTGTATTAATAAATAACTATAAGTTTGAGTACAAGTGCAATTTAAACAGCATAAAAGAATTTGAAATAAATAAAGATAGCACAAGAGATGAAGTAATAGCTTTTGGCAAAAAGTATAATCTTTTAGAGGATTTTATTAGGACATGGATTATTTAGGTATTTATGATGATAAAAATTGAAAAGAATATACCAATAGAGAAAAGTGGGAGAAAAAGGAAGTATAAAGAGTTTATTGACGCTTATGATTCATTAGGATATGAGGAATCTTTTGTTGTAAATGACTTTAAAATAGTTGATTCTATAAGAAACTATGCTTGGAAAAAGAAATCTCCTTGCACTTATAGGACAATAGATAAGAATACTTACAGGATATATAAAGCATGAAAGCTGATTTACTTGCTCTACTTACTAGCAAATCTCCATCATTTGAGACAAGATCAGCTAACCACGATGCTATTACTAGTGAAGATATATCGCACTTTTTAGGCACTAGAGGGCTTGATAGTAATGAATATAACTTTTTAATTGCAAAATATACTGATAATAGTTTTTCTAAAGGCTTGGTGTTTGATGGTATTTATGAAGATGTATGCGATATCTTTATGAAACATATATCGCCAGATGATATTAAGGAAAACAAATGTCCAATAAGTAGCTTTGTTAATCTTGCACTAAGAGAAACAATAATAACTACCTGTCCATTTTGTCAGGGCAGAGGAGTTAATAAAAATAAAGACAGTATAGACAAGTGCTATCATTGTGAGGGTTCAGGACAATTTATTTATGATGACGATAATCGCCCAAACTTTCTTGGAATGGTAAAAGATAAATATTTAAAATTTAAGAAACCTTATTTAGAAACATTAGAGTTTGTAAAAAACATCGAGATTAATGCTTTGGCTAAAATTGGTGATGAGTGAAAACTTTAGAGTTGTTTTGTGGAACTAAGAGTTTTAGCAAAGTTGCTAAAGATTGGGGCTACGAAACAAAAACATTAGACTTCGAAGATCAGTTTGATGCCGACTTTATAATAGATATTATGGATTTTGATGTATCTATGTTAGATGGTTATAAACCTGAGATTATTTGGGCAAGTCCACCTTGTCAAAAATTTAGTGTAGCTAGTTTTTCTAAACATTGGTTTCCTAACAGAGTTCCTAAAAACAAAAACACAATCAAAGCTATGAATATGGTAAAGAAAACAGTAAAAATTATAGAACAACTAAAACCAAAATACTTTTACATAGAAAATCCAAGAGCCATGTTAAGAAAGCTAGACCTAATACCATACCCTCATGCAACAGTTACATACTGTCAGTATGGATTTAAGAATATGAAACCTACAGATATATGGAGTAATAATTATAATTGGCAATTAGTTGCAAAGAAATGCAAAAATGGTATGCCCTGTCATGAACCTGCACCTAGAGGATCAAAAACAGGAACACAAGGAATAAAAAATGCCACACTTAGAGGGGCAATCCCACCTAAACTTATAGAAGAAATATTAGAATATAGTAAATGAAACTATTATTTATTTTGAAATGTTTTTTCTTAAAAAAAGTAGCCCTAAAATCGCTCTAATCAAACGATTCGACATCTTCTGATACCAAAGTACCCCACTAATGAGTAAGTCTTTTCTCTTTTGTTTTAGCTACCTTATCTAAGGTGTCTTCTGTTTCTTCTTCTTTTTCTTCAGTTTTCATAGCTAATTTAGGTTTTAAAGCAGGTATTGATGCCATAAGACCTTGTAGTTCTTCTATTAGCTCATCATCAGTTTTGTTTTGTGATTTCTCTACATTGAGATTTATATTTTGAGAACTAAATCCACCCATTTCTAAAACAAGTTTAGCTGTATTTAATCTAACTGCGTCTTGATCTGAATATAATAGTTCTTGTAAGACTGTTATTGCTTTGCCAGATGTTGATGAAATTCTTTCTTCATTCTTTTCTCTGATCTCGTGGATATATTTCTTTTTAAGATATGCACCCATTTGTTTATGGTTCTTAATCCAACCTGCTTTTTTTGCTGATTGTGATGCGTTACATGCTGTATCTCCCTCAAGATAATATTCTACGAACTTCATCTCTTGTTCTTTATCTATCTTCTTTGGCATAATTATCTCCCTAACGGATTATCTGATCTAGCTTTTATCTCATCGACTTTAGCTTTGAGAACG